ACTACTATTGGGATGCAATGACTGGTGCAAATGCAATTGCATCTTCAGATGTTTCATTTACAATCACTAGAAGAAATTGGGCAAATGCAACTACTTTTGATATGTACGAACATGACATTAGTGCATCAAATACTGCAACATCAGGCGCAACTAATCTTTATGATTCTACATTTTATTTTGTAACTTCAGAATATAGAATTTACAAAGTTTTAGATAACAATGGTGGTACTGCATATTCAGGTGTAGAACCAACTTCTACTTCTGCAACACCTTTCTTTCTTGGTGGTTACTACTTACAATACATGTACAGTTTAACTGCATCAGAAATTGACAAGTTTTTAACAACAGACTTTCTTCATGTATCAACAGATTCTACTGTTTCAGCAGCTGCCGTAGATGGTTCAGTAGATGTCGTACGAGTAACAGGTGGTTCTGGTTATACAGACGGAACATACTATTCACCGATTGATGGTGATGGTTCAAGTGGTATTGTTAAAATAGTTGTAACTGGTGGTTCAATCGCATCTTTTGGTACTGGTGGTAGTGCAACAGAAGTTTTTGCAGCTGGTTCAGGTTATACATTTGGTACAGTAGATTTAACTGATGTTTATAGTGATAGTGGATTATCAAGTTCAACAAGTATTGGTTCTGGAACAAATGGTGTAGTTGATCCTGTTATCTCCCCTCCAGGCGGTCATGGTAAAGATGCCGTTAGAGAATTGGGTGGACACTATGTTATGATGAATATTAAATTAGAACAAGCAGAAGGTGATGACTTAACAACTGAAAATGAGTTTAGACATCTTGGTATTGTTAAAGACCCATACAATTTTGGAACAACAACAGTTGCATCAGGAACTACTGCAAGACAAACTTATGCAGTAAAACTTGCATCAGCACCTAGTGCAGCTTATGATGCAGACGAAAAGATAACACAAACAACAACTGGTGCAGTTGGTAGAGTTGTTGAATTTGATGCAACAAATAATATCATTTATTATACACAAGAAAGATATGCAAACTATGGTATTGATAGTGATGGTAATCAAACTGCATTTAGTGGTGCAAATGTAATTACTGGTGCAGATTCTGGTGGAACAGGAACACCATCTGCAACTGCATCTGAATCAGTAACACTTGCAGGTGGTTCATCAATAACTTTTAGTTCTGGATATGCAAACCCAGAATTAGAACCTGATAGTGGTAAGATTTTATATGTTGAAAATCGTAGACCAATATCAAGAGCTTCAGACCAAACCGAAGATATTAAAGTAATAGTGGAATTTTAAAAAATGCAAAAGACAAACTTAAATGTATCCCCATACTATGATGACTTTACAGAAAGTAAAGATTTTCATAGAGTTTTATTTAGACCAGGTTTTTCTGTTCAAGCAAGAGAGTTAACACAACTTCAAAGTATATTACAGAATCAAGTAGAAAGACATGGCCGTCATATTTTCAAAGAAGGTAGTTTAGTAATACCTGGCGCTATTGGTTTTACAGATGATTATTATGCTGTAAAATTACAATCACAATTTTCTTCAAATGATATATCAGGATACATTAGTCAGTATGTCGGTAAAATTATTACTGGTACTTCATCTGGTGTAAAGGCAGAAGTTATTCAAGCAGTTGCCGCTACAACAGATGACCCAATTACTTTATATGTAAAATATGTTTCAACTGGTAGTGATAATGTCACAACAGTATTTGCAGACGGAGAAAACATATCAGCAAATGGTACTATTAGTTCATTTGGTTCTGGTATTGATAGTGCAGTTTTACAAGCATCAGATGCTACTGCAACTGGTTCATCTGCAAACATTCAAGAGGGTGTTTATTTTGTTCGTGGTAATTTTGTTAGAGTTGCAGAACAAAGACTTATTTTAGATAAGTACACAAACACTCCATCTTATCGAGTTGGTTTAACAATTACAGAAACTTTAGAAACGCCAGAAGAAGATAGTTCATTGTTAGACAATGCAGCTGGTTCTACAAATGAAAATGCAAAGGGTGCTCATAGATTAAAGATGACTTTAACTTTAGCAAAACTTGCTTTAGATTCAACTGCTGATGAAAACTTTGTTGAATTAATGAGAATCAATAATGGTGTATTACAAGAGAAAGTAAGAAATACAGAATATTCAGTTCTTGGTGAAACTCTTGCAAGAAGAACATTTGATGAATCTGGTGATTACACAGTAAAAGAATTTGGTGTTAGAATTAGAGAAACATTAAATGACGGATTAAATGATGGTGTTTATGCTACAGGTGCAACAACTGATAGTAACAATACTGCATCAGATGATTTTCTAACAGTAGAATTATCGCCTGGTAAAGCATATGTTCGTGGTTACGAAATTGAAACAGTCGGCCCTACATTTATTGATATTGCTAAACCTAGAGAAGTAGAATCTCACAACGCATCAGTAACTCCTGTTGAAGTTGGTAATTATGTTCTTGCAACAAACATGAATAATGTTCCTGAAGTTGCACCAGAGATATCTGGACAAATAACTCCTTACAACGAGATTGCATTATTTGATACTCAAAATGCAGCTCAAGGTTCTTCAAATGGAACACAAATTGGTGTTGCTCGTGCAAGAGCAGTAGAACATCATTCTGGTAATACTGGAACAGGAACAGACTTACTTGCAACATCATCAACAACAGACACACAATTTAAGATTTATCTTTTTGATCTTCGTATGTTTACAACTGTCACTATGTCAGCAGCTGCTGATACAGGTGAATTAGTAGAAGGTGATAAAGTTACAGGTGTAAATACTGGTGCATATGGATTTGTTAAATCTGCAAGTAGTACAACACTACAATTAACATCAGTTGTTGGTAACTTTGCTTCTGGAGAAAAACTTAAGTCAACTGGTTCATCTAGAGCAGATGAGATTGTAGAGAATTCTTCTAATGTAGATATAACAGTTAGTAGTGTAGTTACACAAGACTTTAGTAAAGTAAAACAGTTATTCATGACTGATACAGGTGCAGGTGGTAACTTTACAGCAGATTTAGTTTTAGAGAATGTAATAACAATTTCTGGAACAGTAACAGCCGCATCTGCATCAACAACTGTTAGTGGTTTTGGTACATCATTTACAACACAACTTCGTGCAGGAGATATTATTGACATTCCTAACGTTGGAGAAAAAGTAATTGATTCAGTAACAGATGATGATACTTTAGTTTTAACTGCAAATGCTGGTGCAAATGCAACATCAGTTCCTGCAACAAGAAAGCGTTCAAAGATTAATGACCAGAATAGAAATATTCTTTTGAGAAAATTACAAAAAGATACTATCAAAACATTAAAGACAGAATCTAATTCAGGTATATCTGATACATCAGTAGTTATAAGAAGATCATTTCAACAAACATCAAACGCATCTGGTGAAATAACTTTAACAGCAGGTGCAAATGAAACATTTAATTCAGTAACAAATACTGATTATGTTTTAAGTGTTCAGACTGCTGGTTCAGGTAGTGGTGCTGATGGTGATATTGTTAATGTTGATAGTTCAAATGTTTCTGTTACAGGTGCAGGTACAAACTCTTTAACTTTCACAAGTGCAACAATATTTGGTAATGCAGCTGTAGTAAATGTTATTGGAACATTAACAAGAACAGCTGTAAACGAAAAAACAAAAACTAGAAACCGTATGCACATCACTAGAGTAATAAATGCTGGTGTTGGTGGTAATGAAGAATACGGAACATCTGCTCATCATAAAGATATTTCATTAGGTCTTGCTGATGTTCACAAACTACATGGTGTATTTGATTCTTTAGATGCAACAACAGACCCTGTTTTACCACAATGGACTGTTACAGGCATAACTGGAACATTTACAAAAGGTGAAAAGATTACTGGTGGTACATCTGGTGCAATTGCAAGAATTATAAACCCAACATCACCAATTACTTTTATTTCTTTAAATGATACTGCATTTAGTTCTGCTGAAACAATTACTGGTGCAGAGAGTGGTGCAACTGCAACATTAGATACATTTACAGAAGGCTCTAGAAATATTACAAACGATTTTGTTCTTGATACAGGACAAAGGGATAACTTTTATGACATTGCAAGATTAACAAGAAAAGCAACTGCAACTGTACCAATAGGAAGACTATTAATTGTATGTGATTATTTCTCACATGGTACTGGTGATTTCTTTACAGTAGATTCTTATTCTGCAATTGACTATAAAGAGATACCTGTTTATAGTGCAACTCGTATTGATCCTGAAGCACCAGAACCAACTGGTGAATATGATTTAAGAGATACAGTTGACTTTAGACCAAGAGTTGCTGATACAACTGCATCAACATCTACAATACAAAATCAAACTGCACACACTATAACTGATTATTCATTTAACTTTGCAAAAAGAAGTTATACAGGAACTGGTTCTTCTACAATAAACATTCCAAAAGATAATTCTAGTTTTACATATGATTTTGAAAATTATCTTGCAAGAATTGATTTATTATTCTTAACACCAGAGGGTGATTTTAAAGTTATTCAAGGTGCTCCTGAAGAACAACCAGAACCACCAAAAGCATTAGACAATGCTATGACAATAGCAAAAATAAATTTAAATCCATTTGTAATTCAATTATCTGATGCCTCTCATACAACATATAATAATAAAAGATATACTATGAAAGACATTGGTAAACTTGAATCAAGAATCAATAACATGGAATATTATACTGCATTAAATCTTTTAGAGAAAGATGCAGAATCTTTACAGATACAAGATTCAGATGGTCTTGATAGATTCAAGTCTGGATTTTTAGTTGATAATTGTGCAGGTCATAATACTGGTGATGTTAAACATCCTGACTATCGTGTTTCAATGGACATGGAAAATAAAGAAATGCGACCAAAGTATTTCATGAAAGGTGTTTCATTATTAGAAGAAAATACATCTGATGCAGATAGAACAAATGACAATTATCAAAAGACTGGTGATATTTTAACATTACCATATACACATACAATTACTGCATCACAAGTTTATGCAACTAGAGTTGAAAACTTAAATCCAGTTTTATCATTTGCATGGACTGGTATTTGTAAACTAACACCATCAGGTGATAGTTGGTTTGAAACTGAAAGAGCTCCTGATTTAATTATCAATAGAGAAGGTAACTTTGATACTGTAGCCGCAGAGAATAGAAACTCACTTGGAACAGTTTGGAACGCATGGCAAACACAATGGACTGGATTCCATGCAACAAAGACAACTAGATTTGCTGAAAGAAGTTGGGCAAGAGCTAGACCTCAAGTTCCATTTAGGCCAGTAATCGAAAGAAGTGTTGGAACACAAACTGGTAGAAGAACCCGTTCAGGTATTGAAACTGCACTTGTTACTCAAATAGATTACGAATCATTAGGCGATAGAATTATCGCTCGTGCATTAATACCTTTCTGTCGTTCTGCAAATATCTCATTTAGTGCAACTGGTATGAAACCTCTTACAAGAGTTTATCCTTTCTTTGATAAACAAGCGATTACTGCATATGTTACACCTACTGGTGGTTCACTTGGTGGAAGTTTAATTACAGATGCAGCTGGTTCAGTATCAGGAACATTTGCATTACCTGATCCTAAAGTTACTGGTAATCCTAAATTTAGAACAGGTGAAAGAAACTTTAGATTAACATCTTCAGAAACTAATGTTCAAACTCCAGACCCTGAAACATTTGCACAAGCAATTTATTCTGCAACTGGTATTTTGAATACTATTCAAGAATCTATTATTGCAACAAGAAATGCAAGAATTGAAGTTAGACGAGTTACTGAAAGAAGAAACCTAGCAAGACGAGGTGTAACTAGAGATAGAATCGTTGGATGGTGGGATCCACTTGCACAATCATTTATGCCACAACAAGAAGGTGGTGAGTTCTTAACTAAAATTGATATTTTCTTTTCACAAAAAGATGATAATATTCCAGTTACTTGTCAAATTCGTGAAATGCAAAATGGTTATCCAACAACTAAAGTTGTTCCAAATGGAAGTAAAACTTTATTACCTGCTGATGTTAGTACATCTAATGATGCAACTGTAGCTACAACATTTGTATTTGACGAACCAGTCTATGTGAAGAATGGTGTAGAACATTGTATTGTATTATTCACAGATTCAGTAAAATATCTATGTTGGATTTCTAGAATGGGTGAATTAGATGTTGGTGGTAGTAGATTAGTTTCAGAACAACCATATCTTGGTGTATTGTTTAAATCACAAAACAACACAACATGGAGTGCATACGATTTAGAAGATTTGAAGTTTAACTTATATCGTGCAAAGTTTGATACTACAAAACAAGCAAACATCACATTAACAAATGATGCACTACCTGTTAAAACACTAGAAACAAATCCAGTTAGAGTATTCAATAGTTCTAATGTGGTTAAGATAAATCACAGAGATCATAATATGCACTCAACATCAAATAATGTTACGATTGCAAATGTAGCTTCTGAAGGTGTTTCAACAACATTGAATGGTGCTGTAACATTAGGTGATACATCATTAACATTAACTAGTTCAACTGGTTTCCCATCAAGTGGAACAGTTGAATTAAAAATTAATAGCGAAACTTTACAAGGTACTATTTCAGGAACAACTGTTAGTGCAATCAATAGTGGTTCTGGTACTACTGCTAGTCATGGTAATGGTGATACTGTCGAATTGCATATGGTTAAAGGAATACCTTTATCAGAAATTAATAAGACACATACTGCAATAGGTAATATTGGTATTGACTATTATACAATCACTACTACAACATCTGGAACATCAGATGGAACAGTTGGTGGTTCAAGTGTTACTGCAACAGAAAATGCACAGATTGATGGTATTCAAATGGCAGTTCCTACTATGGAATTTCCTGATACAACATTGACTTGTAAACTTCGTACAACAAGTTCAACATCAGTTAGTGGTTCTCAAACATCATTCCAGTTAGCTGCAGCTGCAAGTGCAGAAACAGTTACAATAAATGATAATTACTATTTTGAAAATCCAAGAATGGTTTGTTCACCAATTAATGAAACAAATGAGTTGGCAGGTTCTAAATCATTCTTCTCAACATTTACTATGACAACAACTAAAGATAATTTATCACCAGTTGTTGATTTAGATAGAAAGACTGCAATTTGTTTCTCAAATAGATTAGACAATGTTGATAGTTCATCAGATTACTATCCATCAGATGAGTATGTCGGCCCTGAAGAACCAGATGGTGATAAGAACGAAGCAATTTACTGTACAAGAAAAGTTACATTAAAGAATCCTGCAACTGCAATTAAAGTTTTATTTGATGCAGTTAAGTTTAGTAGTGCAGAGATTCAAGTAATGTATAAAATACTTCGTTCAGATGATGCTTCAGATTTTGATGAATTAGGTTGGAATTATTTTAATACTACTGGTATTCCAGATACAACAGTAAACTCATCAGCAAACTATTATGATTTTCTTGAAAGAGAGTTTACTGCAAATGATTTACCAGAATTTATTTCTTTTGCAATTAAGATTCGTATGCAAGGAACAAATTCTGCACAACCACCAAGAATCAAAAACATAAGAGCAATTGCATTAGCGACATAATATGAGTGAATATCTTAAAGTAGAAAACTATCCAAAACTTGCTAGAGATGTAAATTCTAGAGGAGTTGTTAATACTGATATGAACGCATATCAAGCCGCAGTTGCAAAATCAAAAGCATTTAAAAAACAAAAAGACGAATTAAGAGATTGTGTAAGAGATATAAATAATTTAAAATGTGAGATGCACGAAATAAAATCTCTTTTACTAAAATTAGTGGATAAAGAATAATGGCAGATAGAAACGCACCAGCAACCTTTACTTTTGAACAATGGCGAACAGAATTTAATGAGCTTGCAACTGATGTAGGTGACATTACAAACTTACCATCAACGATAAATGGTGGGGCAGTAACAGATGTTATCGAAGCAATTACAGCACTAGAATCAGGTTTAAGTTCAGTCTTATTACCAACTGTTATTGACTTTGACGATTCAACAGGCGTTGCAAGTGAAAGAATTAAGTTTGGTACAGATGATGACTTACAATTGTATCATGATGGTTCACACAGTTATGTTGCACATAACGGTACAGGTGATTTATTAATTGATTCAAACAATAATCTTGAATTAGATGTTGATGGTAATATTGATATAGATGGTGACGGTAGTGTTAGTATAGATGGTGCTACAGGTGTTACAATTCAGTATAATAATTCAACAAAAATACAAGCAACAAACACAGGTGTTACAATTACAGGAAACATAGTTGATGGTAGTGGTAGTATGTCAGGTAACTTGGCATTTCCAACAACAGGTGGTAATATTGCAACAGAAGGTTTTGCAATCGCAGTTTCTATTGCACTAGGATAATAAGGAAAGAAATAAACAATGGCTAATAATTTTAAAAACGCATTTGCAACAAGTGTTTCTACAAGTTCAGGTTCACCAACAGACATTTATACTGCAAATAATGGTAGCACAGTAAACTCTATTCTGATTGAATTAGATGTTGCAAATACTGGTACTGCTTCTGTTACTGCAACTGTTTTAATGTATGATAGTAGTTCAACAAATAGTTATCATATTGTTAAAGATGCAATTATACCTGTTGGTTCAACATTAAAAGTTGTATCTGGACAAAAGATTGTTTTAAATGGTGATGATAAAGTTCAAATTTATGCTTCTGCGGCTACAGTTGATGTAGTTGCTTCAGTTTTAGAAGATGTTACATAAGGAAATTTAAATGTCAAATGAATCATATATGGGTGTACCATATGTTAATCAACTTGCACCCTCATTCAAAAAAGAAGATTTTCTAGGTTCTGCACTTGGTACAAATAACAGTCATACAAATTCTAAAGTTTTAGATATTGATGTGCCAGGTTCTGTTGCAGAAGGTTTATTAGTAGTAGTTGACAATGTTGTGCAAGAACCTACTGCTGATTATACAGTTCATGAAACATCAGATGCAAAACCTAGAATTTTAAAATTTGCATCTGCACCAAGTGGTAGTGCATCAATTTATGTGATTCATAGAGGTTAT